AGTCAAGTTGCGAGTGATGGAAGTAACACACTCTTTGCACCGACGTCTGCAGGAACAACGGGTAATATTATAGGTGCCACATCCGCTGCTTCATACGAAATTAGTTCAACAGATGCTTTCACCTCGATTGATAACAATGATCCTTATGCAGATAACGAAGATTTTGAAACACTCGGAAATAACTTTATAGACTTTAGTGAAGAAAATCCATTTGGAGAACCAAAAATAACACTTTAATATCATGTTTAGCGGAACACACTTTTATAATCAAACCATGAAGAAAGCAGTTGCTGTTTTTGGAACGATCTTTAATAATATAAGAATTGTAAGACAAGGCACCACAGAAACACGTGTACCTATAGCTTATGGACCTCGTAAAAAGTTTCTTGCACGGATACAGGCCGACACGGCTGCTGCCACAGATAAATCTATTGCAATTAAACTTCCTCGTATGAGTTTTGAAATTACCTCGATAGATTTTGATTCGGGTTCAAAACTGAATAGGTTGAACAAAAGGGTTTTATCAATTACAGGAGAATCTACAAAGTCTAACGTTGTTTATCAAAGTGTTCCATACAACGTGTCTATGCAATTGAGTATATACGCCAAAAATCAAGACGATGCTCTTCAAATTTTTGAACAGATACTACCAACCTTTACACCTGAGTACACTGTTACTATAAAGGATATGGAAGGACCTGGGACGCTTACTGATGTACCTATTGTTTTAACTGGCACATCGATACAAGACGATTACGAAGGCGATTTTCAAACTAGGAGAACACTGATATACTCACTTGATTTTACTATGAAAGTTAAGTTCACTGGAGGTGTATCAGAAGGTAAGATTATTCGTCAAATAGACACCCACTTTTATAGTGATACCGAAAACCGTGCAGCACTCAAGGCTGCTAATCCTACAGGCGAAGAGAACGTACGAGTAAAAGTTGCAAATAGTGATGAGCCACCTATAGATTCTACTGATACGATTACTACTACGTTCGGATTTTAATTATGAGTGAAAAAAATAATATATTAAATGCTCTCGAAAAAAACCTTGATATTATAGAAAAACCTAAGACTGAAGTCGATAAGGGCCAGATTGTAAATGATACTGAGACGGATATAAAATATTCGCGAGATAAAATGAAAGAACTGATTGATCAGTCCTCTGAGGCGATTAATCAAATGATGGCACTAGCATCTGAGTCAGAGCATCCCCGCGCTTTTGAGGTTTTGTCGAATATGATTAAAGACGCAAGTCAGATGTCACAAGATTTAGTTAAATTACAAAAAGTTAGAAAAGATATAACACAGGAAAAACAGAGGGCTAATGCTGCAGAGACAACGAATAATTCTATTTTCGTAGGATCAACTGCAGAGCTTCAAAAATTTTTACATAATAAGAATTTAAAAAACGTAACAGAATAATACATTATGGCAGGTGACGGATACATGGGCAATGCCCTTGTGAAAGGAGAAGGTGTAAACCAGAATTTCACGAAGGAAGAGATAGACGAATACATGAAATGTATGAGTAGTCCTATGTATTTCGCAGAAAAATACATTAAGGTGATTGCGCCGAGTAAAGGACTAGTAGAATTTAAACCCTATCCTTACCAAAAGGAACTGTTTAAAACCTTTAATGAGAATAGGTTCAATATCGTTTTAGCGTGCCGGCAATCGGGCAAATCTATCACTACAGTCATTTATATTTTGTGGTATGCGATTTTTAATCCTGAAAAAACTATAGCAATTCTTGCGAATAAAGGTGCAACTGCAAGAGAAATGCTAGGAAGGATTACCTTAGCTTTAGAAAATCTTCCTTTCTTTTTGCAACCTGGTTGTAAAGAGTTGAACAAAGGTAATATTACATTTGCAAACAATGCGAAAATCGTAGCAGCAGCAACGTCTGGAAGCTCAATTCGTGGTCTTTCGATTGACTTACTTTTCCTTGACGAGTTTGCATTCGTTGAAAGAGATGCACAGTTTTACACATCTACATATCCTGTAATTTCAGCTGGTGACGAAACAAAGGTCATTATTACATCTACTGCGAACGGCGTAGGAAATATGTTTTATAGAATCTGGGAAGGATCTCAGAAGAATATAAACGAATTTAAATCATCTCGTGTTGATTGGTATGATGTTCCTGGGAGAGACGAAGCTTGGAAAAAACAAACAGTAGCTAATACATCAGAGCTGCAGTTTGAACAAGAGTATGGGAATAACTTTTTAGGAACAGCGAATACACTAATATCATCTAACTGTCTGCTATCTTTAAACCCGGAAAGACCTGTTGCTATTAAAGATAGTATGATATATTACGAAAAACCAATGGAAGATCACACCTATGTTATGACTGTAGATGTATCAAAGGGACGTGGACAAGACTATTCAACCTTTAGCATAATTGATATTACTGATGGCAGATTCGAACAGGTAGTTACATACCGAGATAATTTAATATCGCCTATGATATTTTCGGATGTTATTGTAAAAGCTGCACGGCAGTATAACGAAGCATTAGTCGTTATAGAAAACAACGATGTAGGTCAAGTCGTGTGTAATGATGTATATTACGAATATGAATATGAAAATACATTTGTAGAATCGTCGGTTAAAAAAGGTGGAGTTGGTGTTACAATGACTAAGCGTGTAAAACGTATTGGTTGTTCTAACTTAAAAGATCTGATTGAATTAGGCAAACTCAAAATTGCAGACGCCGAAACAATTTCTGAACTCTCTACTTTTGAAATAAGAGGTTCATCATACGAAGCTACACAAGGAAATCATGATGACTTAGTTATGAACTTAGTGCTGTTTGCTTGGTTTGTATCATCAGATGCTTTTGGTAATATATCGACTATTGATTTAAAGGAAATGCTGTTTTCTGAAAAAATGCGGCAGATTGAAGATGATGTTCCGCCATTTGGTATTATAAACGATGGTAAGAATTACGGCACAGTCTATGATAAAATGAAGAATGACGTAGACGACTGGAACAAACTCTAAAACTGCAAAGTTATAAATAGAAATATTGAAAACACTCTTATTATGATTCACTTATTAATTAAAACTACATTGAAAGGAAAACAAACATGGGATTCTTAGTATCACCAGGAGTCGAGGTAAATGAAATCGACTTAACAAATGTGATTCCTGCAGTCTCTACCTCTATTGGTGGATACGCAGGTCACTTTAACTGGGGACCTTCCGGAGAATTGATTAACATCAGCTCTGAGAAAGATCTCCAAGCAAACTTTGGTACACCTGACGCCGCACACTCTGTGTCGTTCTTGGTTGCTGCAAGTTTTTTAAAATACGGAAACTTTTTAAAGGTTTCTCGCGCAGTCAATGCACTTGATAGGAATGCGGTTGCAGGTAATGCTTCTGCAATTGTACCTGCCAGTCCAATTGGCAATCTTGAAGCATTCGAAAACTTATCAACGAGTGATTCACCAACATCTGCATTAAACAAGGATGAGTATTTTGTCGCTCGTTGCCCAGGCTCTTTCGGAAATAGTCTTAAGGTTATCGTTGGACACACTGGCTCAACAGATCCTAATATCGAAAATAACTTTGATTATCTTCCTAATACACAAGGTGTAGGTAATGACTCTCCTCAACTTTTAGGAACTGATGGCGGTAATGCACTTGGCTATTCTAACGATGAAATTCACGTTCTGGTCATTGACCAAGGCGGACTATTCACCGGTGTTAAAGGAACAATTCTTGAAAAATTCCAAGGGTTATCTCTTATTCCTGGTGCGAAGACCGATACTGGTGCAACTAATTACTTCGTAGATGTAATTAACGCTGGTTCACAATATGTCTTTGCAAACTCACTCACTGATTTATTCACCATTGGTGCTGCAAACGCTTCTCCATTCGTAGGAGCAGTTGTAACAAAAACTGATGGTAATAGTCCAGAAGTTTCGAAACTTGGAACAACAAAAACACTAACAGCTTCTTTTACTGGCGGTGTAAGCACTACCGCTACTGCAGCAGAAGTTGTAACTGCTCTTGGATTATTCAGCGATGCTGAATCTGTAGATGTTAACTTGCTTTTCGCAAGTCCATTGTCAACTGCAGCTCTTCAGAAATCAACTGAAGCCGAAGTACTAGCAATTGTTGCAGCTCGTAAAGATTGTCTTGGTTGTGGTTCAGCTCCGATTGATCTACATAAACAAGCAACAGACGCCACTAAATTGACGGCCATCACGAGTAACGTTCCAACTACAAAATCAAATTACTTTACGACAACAGGTTCTACCGTGTATGTCTATAATAAGTATCTTGATCGTTATGATTGGATTACAACTAATGGTTATATTGCTGGTCTTTGTGCTAATACAGATGATATAGCAGAACCTTGGTTCTCGCCTGCTGGTTTCAATCGTGGTCAAATTCTTGGTGCAGCTAAATTAAGCTTCAATCCTAAGAATACCGATCGTGATGCTTTATATAAACAAGCGATTAATCCTATCACTAATTTCCCAGGACAAGGAATTGTACTGTTTGGTGATAAGACCTTCACAATGAAACCTTCTGCATTCGATCGTATCAACGTACGCCGCTTGTTCATGGTTCTTGAAAAGGCAATTGCTACCGCAGCTAAATTCCAACTGTTCGAATTGAACGACGAATTTACTCGCGCGATGTTCCGTAACATGACTGAACCATTCCTACGGGATGTAAAGGGTCGTCGTGGTGTTACTGACTTCTTAGTTGTGTGTGATGAAACAAATAACACAGGTCAAGTGATTGATACCAACCGCTTTGTGGCTGATATCTATATCAAACCTGCTCGTTCAATCAATTTCATCACTCTTAACTTTATTGCTACCCGCACTGGAGTTGAATTCTCTGAAATTGTTGGTACTAACTAATATAAATAACAATAGAAAGAAAAAACAATTATGGCAACTCTAGGTGTAGATGATTTTAAATCAAAACTAATCGGTGGTGGCGCTCGCCCCAACCTATTCAAAGCAATCGTGAACTTTCCAGCGTATGCTGCAGGTGATACTGAACTCACATCTTTCATGTGTAAAGGTGCTCAGTTACCCGGCAGTACTATTGCTCAACTTGATGTACCATTCCGTGGTCGTCAGTTGAAAATTGCTGGTGACAGAACATTCGAAAACTGGACAATTACAGTTATCAATGATTCTGGCATGGAAGTTCGCAATGCTATGGAACAATGGATGAATGGAATGAACGAACATGTGAATAACACAGGTTTAAGCAATCCCACAGATTACCAAGCAGACATGGGAATTGAACAACTCGATAAAGGAGGAAATGTTACTAAGACGTACACCATTCGTGGTGCATACCCAGTTAATGTTTCGTCGATTGACTTGAGTTACGATTCAAATGATGCAATTGAAGAATTCACAGTTGAATTGGCTTACCAATATTGGGAATCCAATACAACTTCATAGTTTTAATTAACAAAGAAAAATAGCTAATAAGTGGAGGTCCAATCCCTCCACTTATTATGTTATAAATAATATTATGCAATTATTCGGATACGAAATAAATAGAAAGGTTTCTTCTCAAGGAGAAGCAGCCGCTGAAAAGATTATTTCGCCTATACCAAAGGCGAACGATGAGGGAAGTACAACCGTCACGGTAGGTGGGGGTTATTATGGGCAGTTTGTTGATCTAGAAGGAACTAGTGCAGTTTCAGATCATGAGCTAATTGTAAAATACAGAGAGGCCTCGATGCAGTCTGAGTGTGATGCAGCGGTTTCAGATATTGTAGATGGTGCATTAGCCTCTGGCGATACATCGTCACCTATAGAATTGATCACAGAAGATTTAGATCAACCAGACAAAGTCAAAAAGGAAATTCACAAAGAATTCCAAAAGGTTTTGCAACTTTTAAAGTTTAACCACAAAGCTGCTGATTATTTTAGAAATTGGTATGTAGATGGTAAAATATATTTTCACGTTATCATAGATGACAAAAACCCACAGCGAGGTATTATTGAATTGCGGCCGGTTGAACCTTTGCATATAAGTAAAGTAAAAGAAGTCGAAAAGGTCATAGATCCAAAAACTAAAGTTGAATACGAAAAAGTAAAAGACGAATACTATTTGTACGCACCTCAAATGAGTGACGGCACAACCGCTACAGTACTAAACGGAGTTAAATTTGCTACAGACGCAATTATCCATTGTAGCTCAGGACTTTTAGATGCTGCTAAAAGAAAAACACTCGGACATTTACACAAAGCTATTAAACTAGTAAACCAACTTCGATACATGGAAGATTCATTGGTTGTTTATCGTGTTTCAAGAGCGCCAGAGCGTAGAATTTTCTATATTGATGTAGGTAATTTACCAAAAGGTAAAGCCGAAGAATATGTTCAGCAGGTTGTATCGCGTTATCGTAATAAAATGGTTTATGATGCTACATCCGGTGAAGTATCTGATGACCGTAGACATATGTCTATGCTAGAAGATTTTTACTTGCCACGAAGAGAAGGCGGAAGAGGTACAGAAATTACGACACTAGGTGGAGGCGAAAACCTTGGCCAAATAGAAGATGTAGTATTTTTCCAAAGAAAACTCTATAAAGCTTTAAATGTACCAGTCTCCAGACTTGAGCAAGAAAGTTCATTCACTATTGGCAGAGCAAGCGAAATATCACGTGAAGAAGTAAAATTCCAAAAGTTTATTGATAGACTGCGGAAGAAGTTCTCCTTTGTTATTATCGATGCACTTCGAGTTCAACTAATACTAAAAGGTGTTATAACAGAAAGTGATTGGACCGATATAGAAGAAAAGATTAACGTTGATTTCTTAGAAGATAGTTACTTTTCAGAACTAAAAGAATTTGAAATTATGAGAGAGCGTTTAGAAATGGCGCAGCAGATGGAAGATCTTGTTGGTAAATACGTTTCAAGCAAATACGTTAGACAAACAATTTTAAAACAATCTGACGAAGATATAGATCGTCTTAATACAGAAATAGAAGAAGAAGGCGAAGATGAAGAAGACGAAGATTTAGACATCTAAAGCCTTTGTCAAAACCCTAATTATTATAAATAGAATCATGAGTGAAAAAGCACAAAAAATATTTAATGGCATTGTTACGAATAACAGTGTTAAATCAGCTAAGCTATTCGGCCAAGCTATTCGTGAAAAATTAGATGATGCATTAGAAGTACGTAAGGTAGGTCTTACATCGCAAATCTTTAATACAACGAAAGAAAACTAATATGAATATTCAACCTTTAACCAGTGCCGCGGCGCTGACAAACACTGCAAGCGATATTGCTGATTCAAAGAATGTATATCTTTATAACACTAACGCAGCAGGTGTCGTAGTTACAGTAAAAAGCGGTTCTACAACAGTAGGCACCTTTTACTCTCCACCTAAAGTAGGAATCATCTTAAAAAAGGCAAGTGCCGATACTATTGAAGTCGCTTCAGGCGATAACAACAAAGTATATGCAACAGGCACTGGATTTGTAAACTAATGAAATTAATTACAGAACATTTAGAAAAAATTGAATACATCACTGAAGCCAAAAAAGATGGCGGAAAGGATGTTTACATCGAAGGTGTATTCATGCAAGCGGAAAAACAGAACCGCAATAATAGAATTTATCCTAAAGATATATTGGCTGAAGCTACTGCTAAATATGTTAAGGAGCAGGTTATGACCGGTAGGGCCGTTGGTGAGTTAAACCACCCAGAAGGCCCACAGATTAACCTTGATAAAGTTTCACACAGAATTACCTCATTGAAATTTGAAGGTAATGATGTTGTTGGAAAGGCGCTGATACTAGATACACCTATGGGTAAAATAGTGAAAGGGCTCGTCGAAGGCGGGTGCAAGTTAGGCGTCTCAAGTCGTGGTATGGGTACTGTTGAGCAAAGAGAAGGTAAAACATATGTTAAGGACGATTTTGTTCTTGCTACTGTTGACATTGTCCAAGATCCAAGCGCACCCTCTGCTTTCGTTGAAGGCATTATGGAAGGTGTTGAATGGATATGGGAGAATGGAATTCTCAAACCTCAACAGATTGAAGAATATGAGACTGAAATTAAAAGGGTTCCTATGGGTCGCATTAGCGAAGCTCAGGAAAGAATCTTTGGTGATTTCCTCTCCAAACTCTAATTCAAAATAAGGAAACTTAAAATATGTCAAATGAAATCGATCAAATTATCGAAGATGTAGAAGAGAAGGATCTTGTTGTTGAATCAGAGGTTGAAGTTTCTGAGGAGACTGAAGTCACTGAACAAGAACAACCATTATCAAATACAGTCTTAGACATTCTTCTTGGCGAAGCTAAGAAGAAAACAGAAGCGGAAGATGAGGACGAAAAGTCTGAAGATGAAGCAGAAGTAGAAGAAGACGAAGAAGAATTGGATGAAGCTAAAGCAAAGTCTGAAGATGCTGATGAAGACGAAGAGTCTGAAGAAGTAGAAGAAGACGAAGAAG